GGTTTATTGTTAGTCTCAATATCAGGAAGTGCTTGGTATATTGATAGACTTCAAGACAACATATCAACATTAAAAGGCAATCAAATAGCTTTAGAAAACTCTATAGCACAACAAAACGAATCAATTAAAACTTATCTTGCCAACCAAGAGAAGGCACAAAAGCAGATACAAGCAATAGAAAAAGAAAAACAGGAAGCAGTAAGAGAAGTAAACAAACTACGAACAACCTTTGCAAAACATGATTTAGATAATTTAGCATTGAATAAACCTAAGTTAATAGAAAATATTGTGAACAAGGGAACTAAAAAAGTCAAAGAAGAAATAATAGCCTTAACAGACCCAAACCAGTTTGATGATGAAAGTTAAAAGCATAATATTAATATCATGTCTTTTTGTTATTGCAAACTGTTCTATGATGCCCACTGCTAAACCTGTTGAGGTCGTAACGATTGCAGAGCCAGTCCCCCTTTACCATCCACCTTTACCCCTAGAAGTTGGATTGGTTGATATTGACTGGGAAATATTAACTCCTGATTTAATGAAAGAGTACCTAGAAAATTACGAGAATGGCTCTGCTCCTGCCATAGCTTATTACTCTTTAACCAGTAAAGAATATGAAAATCTATCTATGAATATGGCAGAAATAAAAAGATATCTAAGAGATACTTTATCAATTGTGAAATATTATAGAGACTATGATAAAAAAGATAATGAAGAAGAAAAGGTGTCAGAGAACAAATAATTTGATAGACTTGAGGTTCATTCATTATATAGGAGATTAATATGATAGGAATGATAGGAGAATGGTTAGGAATAATTAGGTGTTGTTTGCGGTGCATCCATAATCTGTGCTTTAACTCCTACACCTAAAGATGATGCAATGATTGCTAAGTTATACAAACTTATTGAATTACTTGCACTCAACATTGGCAAAGCTAAACAAAAGTAAAAAGCTATGTCTAAATCAGTCACGCCATTCGTATACAACGCTATACTAGAAAGGGTAGTAGATGGAGACACCATAGACGTGACTCTAGATTTAGGTTTTGATGTCAAACTCCACAAACAAAGAGTACGATTAGCAGGAATTGATACACCTGAATCTCGTACAAAAAATTTAGAGGAAAAAGCACTAGGTTTAAAAGCAAAACAAAGACTTAAAGAACTTTGTTTTGGTGCTTTTAAAGTTCAATCATTAGGAAAAGGCAAGTACGGAAGAATACTGGGAATACCATATAATGAAAATAATCAAGACATTTGCAAAATGCTTATCAAAGAAGGACACGCAGTTGAATACTGGGGTGGCACAAAAAAAGCCAAAGTTCGTGAAGATGGAACATGGGGAGAATAATATGAAGATATCAAAAGAAGGAATCGCACTTATCAAAAAGTTTGAAGGGTGCAAATTAGAAAGTTACTTATGTGCTGCTAATGTTCCTACCATTGGTTATGGTTCAACTAAAGGTATAGAAATGGGCATGACCATATCACAAGAACGTGCAGAAGAATTATTGCTAGAAGATTTAGAAGTCTATGAAGATGCAGTAGAAAAATCTGTAACAGTTCCATTAAGTCAACACCAATTTGATGCATTAGTCTCTTGGACATTTAATCTTGGTGGTGCAAATCTAAATGCTTCAACTATGTTAAAAGTTTTGAACAGAGGTGCATATGAAGATGTGCCTTATCAGATGAAAAGATGGAACAAAGCAGGTGGCAAAGTTCTTGAAGGATTAACAAGAAGAAGATTAGCAGAATCATTATTGTTTAAAGGACATGATTGGTCAGGAGTTTAATATGGAAATAGTGATTATTGAAGATTTAAAAAGATTTTTGGCATGGCTTAGCCATAAATGGTTATTGATACAACACAAAGTAATGATTTTTTACCGACATGGGGTTTTCAACGAGGAAGACATGGAATGGTTTGATGAATTAGATGTTGTAAATATGTCAGTTGATGAAATTTTAGAGTTAGAAAAGGATATAAAAAAAGGTAATGTTATTGTTGATAAAGGTAGATTTTTTGTTCCTGTATGTGATGATGACAAATAAACTGAAATGGCATTAAGTAAAACACAGACCAAAAGATTAGGTGGTATATTAACAGTGATGTTTGGTGATGATATACCAAGTGACTTATTGACTAATCTGATAACAGAAGGTTATATCAAACTAGAAGGTCAAAAATATAATTTGACTGAAAAAGGATTAGATGAAAAGAATCGTCTTTGTACTTTAGCAGGTCTAAATATTATGTATTCTTCAGAAAAAAAGAGTAGTACATAATCAGCACTAACTTTTAATTTACAATAACTTTATTTTCTAGTTGTTTAAAACCCCACATTTTTCTGAATGTTAGTTCAGCAGAATCTATATCTAATTTTGGTTCTTTGTACATCTCTCTTTCAACTGTATTAGCATGATACCACCTGTTAAAGTTTACACTATATGGTGCATCATCATCATAATTAAAGATTTCAATATTCATTATTTTCTCCTTCATCATCTTCCTCCAAATCGTCACACATATTGTCAATAGAATTAGCAACATAATTTGGTACATCTGTTATAACATCTTCAGTTCCATCTTCCCATACAATGTTAACACTCCATGCTTTAATTTTCATTGGCAAACCACCTATCAAATTTATTTTTAAATTTTTTAAACATTTCTTTTTCAGATAAATGTTCATGTTTATCTATTTTATTGTACGCTCTTAATAAGTGTATCAAATCCATATCTAAAACATTTATTAATTCACCTGTTGATTTAGAATGATATGGTTCTAAATTTTCTAAGTCATGCGGTATTGCTCTGTTTTCTATAATAGATTGAATCTCTAATAGTTTTCTAATCTTCATTTTTTCTATCCTTCTGTATATTTTTTTGCATATTTAACCAGTCTATATCTTGTTTGTTATTTAGAGATGTTAACCAATTTGCTAAAGGTCTATAAAAACTATCTATAATTTTATCTAATCTTATAAATAATTTTTTTATTTTGTGTTTCAAAGCATACTCCTGTAATTATCTAATTCTTCCTGTTCCTTGTACTTAATATATGCATTTAGGACACTCTCAGGTGTCTCACCTAGCGTTTTGTTAAAGAGTCTACGCTTTTCTATTATGTTGATTAAATCGTTCTTAGAACGCATATAATCCCATACTTCCATTTCACCTAGTTCGTCATTAAGTTCTTGTATCTGTTCTTTTGTGCTAAACATTTACAACTCCTATGTAATTTATACTTTCTTTTACTTTATGACCTTGATTATTTAATCTTTGTTTTTTACTTTCTAAAACATTTTGATTTGATGTGGTTAATGCTTTAAACCAAAAATCATTTTTTTCTAAATAAACCCATAATTCATATTTCATTTTATACTCCTTTTTCAATTGTTATTTTTAATTTAGTTTTACAATATTTTTTTATTTTATTAGTTTCTTCTTCAAGAACTACTGCCTTTCCTTTTTTATCGTATCCTAGAAAAGTTCCGAAGATTGTTGTATTTTTTATTTGAACTCTCATAGCGGTCTGAACTCCATGTATGGTTCTTCAGAATATCCTTCTTCTAAAAATTCAAGGTTTTTAATTTGTGATATTTGTAAAGGACATGAATCAGTATCACCATCATCATTATGACTTGCTACAAGGCATCTACCTGCAAAAGAATTACCACCCCATGAGAACCATCTATTGTTATTTATAAGGCGACCTTCATCGTCCATAATTAAATCAATGTTATATTCACCATTATCAGCAAGATTCATAATATCTATAACTCTACATTGTAGAACTTCATATATGGATTCTAAGCTACCATCTATATCAACTCTGCTAATACTTTGGTCATATGGGTCTATTAATATTAAGTCTAATTTTTTCATTTTATTTCCTATATAAAAAAGGCATCAATTAAGATGCCTTGTTGTTTTCAATTCTTGCTAATATTTGGTTAGCATCAAATACAGAAAAATATTTTGGCTTTTTAACCATCTTTCCTGTTTCTTTATCTTCATATTCTTTAACGAACATTAAAGTAGCACACTTTTTCAAACCTTTCATAGTTTGACCAGTAACGCCATCTAATTTTAATGCTTGTTTAAAAGTGAGGAATGAATCTCCCTCTTGGTAACCACTAGCCATTAATATATCTATATTTTGACCTGTGTATTCTTTTTTAGTTAAGTAGTTTATCATTTTTATTTCCTTGCCTTTCTAGGCGTTTTATCAATTTATAAAGTCAGTATGCCTGAACTATTTTTAAAAGTAAACCCTTTTTGGAATATTTATTTAATTATTTTTAGAATGGTAAATCGTCATCTTTTTCACAAATCCAGTCAGAGTTTTTATTCCACAGTTGTTCAGCATATTCTTGGGCTGCTGTTTCTTTAAAACCATAGTGCTTTAAAAATTTAAACTCATTACCAAACTTGGTATGTAATTGTGCATGATGGAAATAACACAAAGGTATAACTTGGTCATCACCTGCTTTTAGTGACCAACCACGTTTACCATCACTAGGTTTTAATAAATGATGTGCTTGAATAACACCTTGACAACTTATAAACCCTGACCTGCTTATAAAACAAGGCAGGGTTCTAACCCACATTAAATGCTTTTTATCTTCTAATCTTTTTTTAGAAGGGTGCTTTCTGCGTGTCTTGTTGAGTTGTTTGGTAGTTGTTTTCATCATCTTCAATAGGTGAAAGTTTAACTCCTGTTCTTTCTTCACCATTATCCTGTATATTTCTCCAACCTCCAAATCTATATGGCACATTATTAAAAGTTACCTTACCTCCAATATCAGGACTTTTTTCTGATTGTTTGTTTTCAGGTTCATTTATGTGCAATAGACCAATGCTTATTGATAGTTCATATTTATCAACGCCTTGATGTGTATATTTTAAAATTGAAGCATAACGTTCTTGACCATCAATTTTAATTTTACCTTTTCTTACAACTGTACAATTAGTTTCATGCCACAAACTACCTGTACCTTCTTTCATTTCAAATTTATCCAATTTATTCTCCTTTTATTAATAATTTATATTCATAGCCATTGCTGTTGAATAATCTTCTTTTTTCAATAACTTCACCATAAGGTTCTAATTTATATTTTTCCCTTTGTGGTTCTTTTCTCAAATCTCTTATAGCAGCACTTATAGAAGGCTCACCATAAAATTTACCAGTCTTGTTTTTAATGGTTTCTTGTAGTTTCCAAAAAGTCCACCACTTACCATTTCGCATACATAAATATACGCAATCATCTAATGTAAGTTTTTTCATTTTCTTACATAGATTTCAACAAGTTTTTCATAAGCAGTTCTTTCAACGCTACCTTCAGCAGTGTTGTTATATGCTTTTTCAATCTCATCACTATTTTTTCTGAATAGAGCGTGTTGGTCAGGGTCAGCAGGGTCGCTTAAATATTGTCTACATTTATCAAGATAGGCACTTTCATCAGCACTATGACCTATTTTGTGACCATCAAGGTTTACAAATATATAACCTTTAGATAAGTCAGGAGCAGTTGCTTTATTATTAATAGCGTTATCAACTTCAAAAGCTGAAGCATATTCACCGCCACCAAGACCGCAGTTAGCCAAAGCCCTACCTATAGCTGATGTTGTACAGTTTTCTAATGCACTTGTTTTGTTAACAGGTCCTTGATTTCTAAATTCTTCAGCAAAATCATTACCTATATCACGCCACACACCATCTTGATATATTGAAACAGTTGCTTTTATAACAACTCTTTCTAGGTCATTTATTATTATTTCAGTAGATACCCTAGCATCACTACCGAACACTTTTCTAAAACACTGTAGACGAGTATCTACAGTTGTATAATGCTTACCTTTGATAAGAACTTTATCTTCTTTAGGTAAGTTTGCTATTTCATTAATTACATCAATTAATTTCATTTCATCTCCATATAGTTTTAGCTAATTTAATTTCATCTTCACCCCATAACCATGAGTCAAAGTTTGGATAAAATAATTTAGCTATTTGGTTTTTATCATTTGAATAAGAAAGCAGGTTCATGATTGCATTAGCCACGCTTCTTACAGTTTTTATATGCTCATCAATATTCTTAACTTGCATACTTATCATTTCTGCTTTTTTGGTAGTTACATATACATAGTCAACCATAGCATCGCAATCTTCAGCTACAGCATATATAGATAACTGCCTATTTACAGTATCAGGAATAACGCTAGGCAAACGACTAACAGTCTTTATGTCTCGCACTAATCCTTCATATTGAACATCAATGTAACCCAGTATAGGAACTGGGATATCATCAAGGAACAAATTGACTTCCTTTTGATAGGAAACTGGTTCACCCATTTCTTGATAATAGGGTATAGCTATATCAAGATATCTAGGTATTAATTCTCTTTCTTTGCTTAATTTATCTAAATTAATATTTGTATT